CAAACAGCAACGACCTGAAGTACGGGAAAATAGCATCAATGCGCCGAGATCCGATAGATGCCGACACGTTTGTGTTAGTAAACAGTGTGTTACCAGTTGTGCCTACGCGCACATCAGAGAACACGTTGATGCTGTTTTCACCGAACACATACAGGAAGTTGTTAGCAGAAACCAAAGCGTTGATCTTGCTATGCAAGGTATCATCCTGAAGGTTGATATTGCCAGCAGATACCGTGATGTAGTCGTTGTAAGACCCAGCAGCCGAGTAGAACACGGTACGGCCCTGAGCAATCCAAACACGCCCCTGAAACGAGGCAATGTCTACGTTTGAATCAACGGTTGTAATTGCTTTCGCCGTCGCACCAGACCCACCACCGCCGCTGAAAGACACGGTTGTGTTAGCAATGTAGTTGTTGCCAGGATTAGTCACGACAACCTGAGTGACAACGCCACCGTTTACAACTGCAACGGCATTTGCGCCCGTGCCAGCCCCGTTTATGGTCACATTTGGGGCAGACGTGTAGCCTGTGCCGCCAGCAGTGATCAACACGCCTACAGCACCGGTTTTAAACGTCAAGAAACCAGCAACAGCCGTGGCATTGACGCCATTTGCACCCGTAGGTGCGCTGATTGTGACTGTTGGAGTTGCTGTATAGCCTGAACCAGCTTCAGTGATAGCAATAGCAGACACCAAGCCAGAGCCAAGCTTGGCGATAGCGTTTGCACTTGCCCCACCACCGCCAGAAATTGTCACAGCAGGAACATTGGTATAACCAGAACCAGGGTTAGTGACGCTAATGACAACAACATTACCGGCTTGAATGGACGCAGAAGCCTCTGCTTGAACGCCAAAAGAGCTGCTGGGAGGGGCAACGGTCACTGTCGGGACAGAGGTATAACCAGATCCTATGGCATCAAGGCCAATGCTTATGATTGTGCCAGATGCGTTGGAGATTGAGCAAACAGCGGTAGCTTGCACCCCATTTGTGACGTTTGGCGCACTAATTGTGACCGTAGGGGCTTCAATATACCCCGCGCCAGGGTTGGTAATGCCAATTGCACCTACTGATCCAACTGGAATCAGGTCAATCGCATCCCATGTGTAATAGCCTTTAACGGGATCAGTAATGATAGCGCGTTCGTTTTTCCACTGCTTTGCCCGTACACCTGTGCCGGTAAACGTGCCAGCGACAGCTATATTGCCCTGAGTTCCGGTTGCAATGTTGTAATATTGCGCTGCACCATTGGCTTGAAACGCCAAAAGGTAGTCAGCGTTGTTGATGTTAACGCTGGTGAACTCGGTGACGGTGTTAGACCATGTAGCGGCAACATTCGAGAAGTTAGGAACAACCTTGAGATTGCCAAACCCGATAGGCTGGACGTTCTCAATCCATGAAAACTCATCCTCACCAATAGCCGTGCGATTGGCTTTGGTGTTCAAACCCTTGAAGGATTTGGAGACATGGTATTGTTTCTTCTGCTCAGGAGATGCTGCCATGATCAGTACGGATGACTATAAGGGTCAGGCATCCTGCGTGTGAACGTAGTTGACAGGACGTTCTGAACTTGTTGCGTGTATTGCTGCTTGAACAATTCCGCTTCGCCATAGCTCTGTTCTTTGAACTTAGCCATGTAAGCGGCATAGAAAGGCACTGGCCCTTTCCACGGGTCTACAATGTCGGTATCAATGTCATCCAAAGCCACAAGATCTGTAGGCCGAACAACCGTGTCTAGTTCTGTGACGTAATTCTGGTCAGGCACAGGGGCGACAAAGTACTTGTTTGGCCCGTACATCGAGTAAATGACCGGCTGGCCCTGATAATTGATCCAGTAACGCATCTGAGCGTTGAATTGAGTCCAAGAGACATAACGCAATGGAATACGCGAATTTCCCCAATAAACATTGAGGTTGATCACGTCCATCGTCTTTGCGCCTTGGGGAAGAGTGGCAAAGTCGTATGCTTCGATGCCAGAAAGGACTGCACTTGTTTGAAGAATACGATGACAGCCCGTATCACGCACAAGGCGTTGTCGAGCATCGTTGATGTCGATTGTTAGTTCTTCGTCAGTCCAGAAGTTTGCATTTGCATCATGCAGCAACCGTCTGACAACAAAAATGTAATCTTGCAAAGTTACAATCATGACACCACCACATTATTTAACGTCCTTTCCCCCACCCCGCCGTGAAACGGGGAGGGGTACTCGTTCTACCACTGGGGACGCATTGTGGTAGCTCTGAGGCTTCTCCTCGGTTATCACAAACTTATTGAGACGCTCCATAGCCTTAGGAACGTCATTGTTTGTGACCGCCCAACCAAGGCGAGCCAAACAGGGGATCTTGTCATCCAGCTTATAAGCAAAGATGTGTCGGGCCACATAGTCGGGGATCTCCACCGGTTTGTTGGGAGAGAAAGCATATTGCACACTATCCCACTGGTCGATGAAAAACTCTTCCCCGACATTTGTGACCCAAACATTAGACATCAGAACTGAACCACTTCACCAAACAACTTGATAGACACAACGTGGTTAGCTGCACCGGCAGTGTTTACTTTCACATACAGTGCAGGAGCCGTAACTGCCGTTGACAGGTAGGTCGAGGCAATTGTCAGGTCTTGGAAGGTGTTCACAGCAGTGATGTTGGTCAGGTTCTGAGATGATGCCACTGCGTTGCTGGTGTTACCATCACTCGAAGTAATGATAGACACCTGCGTTGGCAACAAAGTCTGCACAGTACCGCCTGCTGTGTTAGCAGGGTTGCTGACAGAAATGCGCCGCACAATGAACGACCCAGTTGTCGGGGTCAGACCACCATCCAGTATCGGAAGAACCGCTACTGTATTACCTGTGCTTGCAACAGACACTTGGAATGCAGCCGCCGCGCGGTACAGACCAAAGCTGTCTTGCATGTCAGAAGCAACTCGATTTGGATTACCCATAGGTTATACCCCTTTACGAGTTGTACTGACCAGTTGCGTTCTGACCACCATTCACACCATACAGCGTCAAAGTCTGGGTTGCAGTCGTTGCGTTGCCGCGCATGTTGTAACCATCAGAGATGATGGTGCCACCAGTGTTGGCTGCAAGATATGTGACCCAGTTGTTGACGTTAGCCGCACCTGTGTTCAGCTCAATGGTCACATTGCTAGTTGCAGTCGGGAGGACATACATACCAGCAGGGATATACTGAGCCGAAGACGTACCAGCGTTCAATGCAGTCAAGTTACCAATACCAACTGAGGTAATGGTTGTAACTTGCAAATACGCTGAAGCAGCGTTGGTGAGAGTGCTTGCGACGAGGATTTTTGAAATACCACCAGCCATGATTCAAGCTCCTCTTACAGTGACAGCGAGTTGTAGCCAGTCACCTTAGTCATCGACTTAGGCTTCGTGCTGACAAGCTCGGCAATTGTTAACACTGCACCGACGTAACCAACTTGCCAGTTAGGCAGAGTCGATTCGAAGCCGGTAAACACGAACTGACCCTGCTCATGGATGTAGAGCGACAGGTAGTTGTTGTTCAGGAGATACAGAGTACCTTCTGGGCAGTAGGGATCTGGGTAGATCGGCACACCAGCGACCATGAGGGCGCGGAAAGCAGCCTGAGGACCATTGCCGTCACCGTCAAAGCCGGAGCCTGGGGTGATGACATACTGTTCCTGACCGACATAATCCTGAGCCAGAAGAGTCCAAGTACCAAAGCCGCAAACACCAAAGGAAGGCACTTCTGCGCCCTTCTTAACAGTGCCGGAAATGTACTGGAGCACGTTCTGACGGGTAGGATTTACCGAACCAGCGGCATACTGACCGGACTTCCACCAAGTGTAGGTGGAGCGGTTGATGTTGCCATAAGTGGCAGTGCCGGTCCCATCATCAACAGCGGCTGGCAAGCCAGTGAACTGCTGAGTGTTGGTCGTGTTGTTGTACAGCGAATAAGCCATCGCATCCATCATCACGTTGGTCGCATCGTTCATGCGAGCTTCGATCAGAGGAATGATAGCATGATCCTGCTGCACTGCGCCTTCCATACCGAGGAATGGAACTGGAGCAATCATCAGCTTCAGCGTAAATTCGGCGTTATACGCGCCTTGCTGAACTGACGGCTGTGCAAAAGAACCGCTGTAGTCGGACCACTGAGCATTTACGAACTGTGAGCCTTGTACGGGAACTGTAACAGACGAGACACCGCCCGTTGCAGTTTGTGAGTTGGCAATCAACGCAGCCATAAGTGGGGTGGAGTTGTAAAGCTGCACCACCAGCTTAGGGATGAACGCACGACGCGTAACGTACGTGAGTTCATTAAACTGCGACGAGCCGGTAGCTGGGATAATACCACCACCAATAGCCATCGTTAACCTCTTCTAGGTTGTTTCAGCGTCCCCACGCTGCTTTAGATACCAAAACGTCCAGGGTTCTTACGGAGTTCCATAAGTGCTCTGGATGCTTCGTCACGGGCGGCTCCTACCGGATTCTTATGGAACTTTGACAGCGTGTCACGCGCAGTCTCGTTCATGAAATGCGGGTTGTAAAAGCTCTGGCCCGTAGGCTTCGAGTTTTCACGCATCCACTGATCATATTCCGCAGCAGTCTCGTGATTCTGAATGCCCTTTTCGAGCATAATCTTTTCAATGCGACCAATATCTTCTTCGGACTTGGCTTTGCCCTTGGAAATCAACTCGCGACGCCGACGCTCAAGCTCTGCAAGAGCACCGTCTTCACGCTTTGACGCTTCCATTGAATCGAGTTTAGATTGCATTTCCTGCAACCGAGCATCCATGCGGTCTTGCATGTCGATGGTGTCGATTGTCATTTCAGGACGCGCCTTCTTCGTCAAACGAAGGAACGCTTCCCGTGTCTCAGGATTTTCAGCAAGCTGGCGCGAAATGAGAGCAAGCTCATCTCGTGCTTCGGGCGAAAGATCTTCTAAAGAAGCCATTGTTGTCCCCTATGTGCTTCAGATTACTTTACGGCCATCGCCAGGTGGCTTGATGGTCATGCTGTTCTTTGCAGTAGCCTTGTTGGCACTGGAAAGACCGCCCATGTGGGCATAACGAGGTGGGTTAGTGATCTGACCATTCTGCTGCTGGTCAGTCGTTGGATTACGAGGTGCGGCTGCGCCGCGAGGCTTAAAAAGATCCATGTTAGGACATCCTTACATCGGCATGGGAGGTGCGCCACCAGGAGGTGGGGGCATGGGAGGTGCGCCAGCGGGAGGACCACCTGGAGCATTCATCAAACCGAGATTCGGAGGTGCGCCAGCAATCGAACGAGAGCCTGGAGTGCCGCCACCGGCTTGAGGAAGGTTTTGCAACAGTTGCAGGATCTCGGCGTTCTGAAGTTCACCGGTTTTCTGCTTTTTAGGTCCGAGAAGGCCGGTCAATGCCGACAAGGCAGACATCAACTTCTTACCTTCTGGGGACTCACTGCCAACAGCAGGAAGAGCTTGTTCCAGCAGATCAAGAGCCATGCTCACATTGATCAATGCTGCTTCGCGCTGACCGTTCTTCGGCTCAGGCGTGGACATGGGCGTAGGAATAGGAGGCGTCGTGTCTGAAGGAGGCGCACCTGGTGGCAAAGCTCCACCGGCAGCAGGACCACCCGACATCATCGCCATCAAGTCTTGTTCATTCGCCATAACAAATCCTCAGATAGAAAAATCGAGGGAGAATATATTTGAAGTTCCCTCCCCCTCAAGGGAAACGCGTCAACTAGCGAGCTATGCCCGTAGCTATTAACGCTTTGCCTTACGACCTTTGCGACGCATGATGCGCTCCTCTAGAAAGGTGTTGTGGGAAGGGTGATAACGTAATCCCTAAGGATTAACGCTTTGCTTTACGACCGCGACGACGAGCCAT